TTGTGTGCATCATGGTTGACGAAGTACACAAAGCCAAAGCAGATGTGTTGCGTAATTTACTTAGTGGTCCTTTTGCAAATGTACCAATTCGTTGGGGGCTAACAGGAACTATTCCAAAAGATGAGCATGAAGCAGTAGGTTGTGTATGTTGTATTGGTCCTGTAACTGGAAATTTAAGCAGTAAAGAATTACAGGACAAAGGAGTTTTAGCAGATCTAGATATAAACATTTTTCAGTTACAAGATGGTGTTCTTGGATTTAATAATTATGCCCAAGAGCTCAAATGGCTTGTAACTGATCCAGATAGAATGAAACATATTTCTGATGTTATTAAAGGACTTAGTGGATCAGGTAATACTCTTGTGTTGATTGATAGATTAGCAACAGGAGAAATCCTTAACAAATTAAATCCAGATTGGGTATTTATCAGTGGTGACATGAAGGTTTCTGATAGGCAAAAAGAATATGCCGAAGTATCCGAAATGAATAATAAAGTTATTGTTGCAACTTACGGAGTTGCCGCAGTAGGGATCAATATCCCAAGAATATTTAATTTGGTTCTTATAGAACCGGGTAAAAGTTTTGTAAGAGTTATTCAAAGTATCGGTAGAGGAATCCGTAAAGCGGAGGACAAAGATTACTTACAAGTGGTTGACATTACCAGTAATTTAAAGTATAGTAAACGACACTTAACTAAAAGAAAGGCCTTTTATAAAGAACAAAATTTTAGATTCCAAGTGTCAAAAGTGGAGTATAAATGAAAATTTTAACAGTTGATAATACAGTATATGAAATAGATGCAGTCCCAGACGAAATAGATGATATTAGGTTTTCTATTTTTGATACAACTGATCCTGAGTTTATGGATTATTACTTCTTACCTTTAATATTTTTAGAAAGTTTTTATGCACCTGCTATTTGCTTACAGATAGGAGAGCATAATATTCAAGTGCCAATGGATTGGAGCATTGCAATAACAGACGAAGATCTTACAGGTATAGAAGTTATTCCTCTTACAAGTCTTAACAATAGAGGATTTTTAACTGTAACACTTAATCCATTATCAAACGGATTATTACAGGCAGAGGAAATACAAATCACAAACATCTTTCAGGATGTTAAATGGTTTTTTCCTAAATTGAAAAACGGTCATATGTTGGTAGCACCATTGGAAAGCAAACCTAATCCTAGGTGTGCATTATTTGTGAAAGAAGCAAATAAAATTCCTGCAGATATACCAATTGGACATTTATTAGACTAAACGAGGAGGTTATTATGAGTTTAGATAAAGATATAGAAAAAATGACAGACAAATTAAAAGGTGTCAAGAGACGTTTTCGTATTGAAGGCGGAAGATATGGTGGTGAAACCACAGTTGGTACAGTGAGCGAAGACTTTGTCGAACATTGTGCTGGCATGGACCAAGACGAATTGGTTGAGTTTGTGTTAAGTTGCGATGAATGGAATGAAGAAGAACGTGATGATTCTCTCCCAGGATTAGAAGCAACAGCATGGTATGAAACTGATGACTTTGAACATCTCAATCATTGTTACAGTGACAGTGAATGGACAGTATACGAAGTTCCTGCAGACGGCAGTGATGACGGTTCTTGGGACAATGTAGTTTGGGAAGGTGAACCAAGGCATCTTTATGGCAGAGAATGTTATCACACCGATGCTAATGAAGAAGAAAAGCCTGAAGATATGGAAGGTATTATACCTATACTAGCATTCCACAGTTCAGAAAAAGGTTCTTTTGCAAGTTACTTTTTAGATTTAGAAGGCGAAGAATTTGATCCTGAAAAATTAGCATTCAGTACTGTGGAAATGAATCTTGCAGAAATTGTAGAAAATGTGTATTACAACAAACAAGATTTAGAAGCAAATTATGATTGGAATGACACAACTGGTAAAGCATACTATGCCAGTGTTGGATACATGAATACCAAATGGCATGATTCTGCAGATCAATATACTGATGAGTATTTAGAAGAGAATGGCTATTGGGATGAGTAATCTTAAAGATTATATCAGAACAGTATCCGATTTTCCTATCCCAGGAATACAGTTTAGAGATATTACTAGTCTTATTGAAGATCCTGCAGGGCTGAATAAGGCAATTATAGGATTGTTACATGAGGCTAGTAAATTTAGAAGTACAGTTGTTGTTGGTATAGAAAGTAGAGGGTTTGTTTTTGGTGCACCCGTAGCATGGGATCTTGGTACCCCTTTTGTGATGGCTCGTAAACCAGGAAAATTACCAAACAAAACTTTTAAAAAACAATTCGATCTAGAATACGGAAGTACCAGTTTAGAAATACAGACTAATACAGAAATTTCTTCTAGTGACAAAGTAGTTATTATAGATGACCTAATTGCAACAGGCGGTACTGCTATTGCCTGTGCTGATTTAATTCATGAGAATTGGAATGTGCCTAAAGAAAACATATTAGTTATTGCTGTAATAGATTTACCAGATTTAAAAGGTAGTAGTTTAATACAAGAACAGGGTTATGGGGTAAGTACATTAGTGGAGTTTGAAGGTGGATAATATTATTTTTATTGCTCTTAGACAAGAAGCACCCAATATGCAGGATTGGGATAATGTGTTTTTCACAGGAGTTGGCAAAGTGAATGCGGCTATTACAGCATCAGCACTAATACAACAATTACAACCTAAAACTGTTTGGAATTTTGGTACAGCAGGAGGTATTAATCCTGATTGTCAAGGACTAGTCGAAATTAAAAACTTTGTACAACGTGATATGAAATGTTGTGAGTTTGGTTTTGAAGTTGGGCAAACTCCTTTCGAAGATGGCAAACAGATTAGTTTTGGTGAGGGATTTATTTGTAGTACAGGTGATAATTTTGTTAGTGATCCCAATTTAGAAATACCTGCAGATGTTGTGGACATGGAGGCTTATGCTATTGCTAAAGCATGCCAGTATCATGGTGTAGACTTTAAATGTTTTAAATATATAAGTGATAGTGCAGATGAAAATGCCAGTAAAGAGTGGCATGAAACTGTGGCAAACGGAGAACCTTTCTACATAGAGAAATTAAATGGCTAAGACACCTCAAATATCTCTAGCAGAAGTTATGAAAGCCATTGATAAAAAAGATAGACAGTGGTATAATCGATTAACGGTTGAACAAAAGAAAGCATTTAGTGCTTGGATGATGATGAGGTATGCCAGCACAGTAAGAGGTTCCAAAGCACCGGATTATTTGTGGATGGTAAACGAATGCATCAATCACAAGTTTTCAGATATTAGCAAAAACCACCCAGAACTACAATGGCTGTTATTCACTGTTTGTGGGCAAGGTAAATTGGAAAATCATGAATATATAAAACCTCCTAATGCAAGAAAAAAGAAGAATAAGGTATTTGAAGCATTGTCCGATTTGTTCCCTCACTTGAAGAATGATGAAATTGAATTAATGTTAGCCTTAAACTCTTTAGAAGAAATAAAACAGTACATGATAGATTACGGTATGTTAGATACAGAGGTCAAAGAGATATTTAAAAAATGAAATGTAAATGGTGTGAAAAAGATTTTATGAGTGAAAGAACTTTGTCTGCTCACATGTGTGTAAAAAAACGCAGATGGGCTGATAAAGATATGAGCCATATCAGACTTAGCCACAGAGCATTTCAAATGTTTTATGAGATGAACACCAGTGCAAAACAATCTAAAAGCATGGAAGATTTTATCAGAAGTCAATATTATGAAGCATTTGTAAAATTTGGTAGAGCATGCCAAGTTAACCAATGGTTAGAACCTGAAAAATTTACAGAGTGGCTAATTAAAACTGGCGTTAAATTAAAACAGTGGACATCTGATTCTCAGTACGAAAAATATTTAAAAGAATACGTCAAAAAAGAGCCAGGGTTAAAAGCACTTGAACGTACAATTATGTATTTGTCAGAATGGAGCAAAGAATCTCAAATAGATTGGCAAGATTATTTTGATAAGGTACCAAGTACAAGAGCAGTTTATGATATACGATCTGGTAAAATTAGCCCTTGGGTAATATATTTGAGTAATACAGGAGATCAACTCCTAACTAGATTAAATGATGAACAGGTTGCTATGATCGATCATATCATAGAACCAACTTTTTGGATGAAGTTATTCCAACAAAATAAAGAACAAGTTTCCGAAATTAAAACAGCATGTTTAAAAGCAAACATATAAAGGACAACAAATGAAAGTAAAATTAATCAGTTACAGCCAAGCACCAGAAAGTGCAGACAAAGAATCTGCACTGGATCTTATTGCTTATTGTGCAAGAGTAAGTAATCCGGATAATCAGAACAACAAAGAAACAAGCGAAAAACTTGTTAAGTATTTAATGAAGCACAAACACTGGTCACCATTAGAGATGGTGTCAGCATGTTTGGAAATTGAAACAACCAGAGACATTGCTAGACAGATTCTAAGACATAGAAGTTTTAGTTTCCAGGAGTTTAGTCAACGTTATGCAGACCCTACAAAGGACTTGGACTTTGAAACTAGACAAGCAAGATTGCAAGATCCTAAAAACAGACAAAACAGCATAGAAGCAGACAACGATGGTTTAGAAATTGAATGGCATAAACGCCAAAGAGAGGTAATTAAAGCCGCCACAGACGCATACAACTGGGCTGTAAGCAACGGTATTGCCAAAGAGCAGGCAAGAGCAGTACTACCAGAAGGAAACACTGTAAGCCGCATGTACGTGAACGGTACACTCCGTAGTTGGGTTCATTACATTGAATTACGAGGCGCTAACGGCACACAAAAAGAGCATATGGAAATTGCCTGGGCAGTAGCAGATGTTATTTCAGAAATATTTCCATTAGCAGAGGAGTATAAAGGTAAAGATCTATGAAACGCAAAGAGCAAATGTATTTGATTACCATGGAAGAGTGTGCAGAACTCAGTCAAGCCTGCAGTAAAATGATTCGCAGTGGTGGTAAGGAAAAATATTTGCAAAATTTACGTGATGAAGTTGGTGACGTAATGACCATGATTGAGATACTTAAAATGAGTGGCATAGTCACAGACCAACAAATTAAAGATAGAATGAAAGTAAAAAGAGAAAAACTGCTCAAATGGAGTATACTGTTCAGTGAAGATGACGAAGATTGATTTTGATGTAGACATTGATATGGCAAACAGAGATAGACTGTTAAAGTTTATTGACTGTATTCCTGCCAGCATCGAAAGGGAAAACAAGTTCGAAAAGCATAACACTGGAGTCTACTTGCAACCAATACCTAGTTTTCCTTTAGAAGGTTACAGTACTATTGATCATAAAAAAGCAGAAGAGTTAGGATATTTTAAAATAGATATTTTAAACAACCATATCTATGAAAGTGTAGAAAATGAAGCACATCTTAACAGTCTAATTGGAACAGAGCCTTTATGGGATTTGTTTGGTCATAAAGAAATTGTTGAGCAATTATTCCATATTAATAATCACTGGGACATAGTGAAGCAACATCCTCCTACAACGATAGAACAATTAGCAATGATTCTTGCAATGATCAGACCAGGTAAACGATATTTGGTTGGTAATAGTTGGCAAGTGATTGAAAAAGAAGTATGGGAGAAAACAGACGAATACTTCTTTAAGAAAAGTCATGCTATGGGTTATGCGTTAGCAATCGTTGTACAATTGAATTTAATTTGTGAAAAAATCAGTAAGGGATCTAAGTAGTCTTTTTGACCAATTGAATACTTCTTCTTTTAATTCTTTTCTTTAAAATATTCTGCATACTGGTTACTGGACCAAATAATATTTCTGTTTCTTTGAGAATAAATGTTCTTACACAGTGTCTAAAATCTTGCATTTCTTGAAATAGAAAAACATCAATAGGTAGCATACGATTACTTTCCCACCACCATAAGTCGCCACATTCTAACATACTTTTCTTTTCATATTCATTTTTACAACAATCAATATCGTAAAAACTTATGATTTGGTTATCTGTATTTTGTACTATTCCTACATATTCTGTGTCGTTGTACTTAATGCCTGTTAAGAAAGGAAATTTTTCTGTTAAATTAGTTTCATTAGTCATCAAAGATATTTATAACCAATCTAGATAAATATACTACAAAGATGGTATAATATATGTCCTACGGTAGCAGTCATACACTATATATTTTAGATAACCAAACAATAGATTTGGTGCTAACTGCCGATGGAATTAAAGTGGATAACAGACCTATGAATCAGAAAAAATTAGTCATACATAAAGGATTTAATAACAAATTAAGTTTTTTTGTGAGAAATAGAGATAGAGCATTACAAAGTTTAAGTGGAAAAACACTGTATGCAAGTGTGATAAATCCTAATACTAAACGTAGAGTGATGTATAAACAACTGAGTTTGGTAAACAATGGTACTACTGGCGAAGCATCTCTAGATTTAGTTTCAGGAGATATTAAAGATTTGACACCAGGTTTGTATCAAATTGCAATCAGTGAAAGCAGTGATAGCGGTGTCACAGAGTATCCTTTATATGCAAACCAAAACGATAGAATTATAACAGATTTAGAAATAAAAAGTAATTTAGAATACGAACCAGTTCCAACACAAGAAAAAACTTCTTTTACCCAAACTGCCAATGTTGCATTAGGTGACGATTCAAATGTGTTTGTGTCATCTGCAATGTATGGAAATCAAGATCAAAACTTTAGACATAGCAGACACACCATTGCATTATACATGTCAGATTTTGTAGGTAATGTTTATGTACAAGGCAGTGCATTAGAATCTGCACCTACCCAAGAAACAGATTGGTATGACATTGATGTACAAGGCGATTTTGGTCAAACAAGAATACCTTATACAAGTGCATTTGATGGAATTGATCCTTTTAATTTTGTTGTAAACACAAATTGGATTAGAATTAAATTTGATCAAACGTCTGGTAGTGTTGATAAGGTATTACTTAGAAATTAATCATTGACTTTCCTTTAAATGATGTTATAATACAACTATGCATCATCACGAACTAGTAGATTCAGTACACAGGTTGATCATGGATAGATTGCCTATTTCCTCTGGGAAAACTCCTAGCGGCTGGACCACATTCAATTGCCCTATGTGTACTGATAAACGTAAACGTGGAGGCATTATTCAAAGTAATGCCAAAATTAGTTATCATTGTTTTAATTGTAATTACACTACTGGTTGGGCACCTAGTTCTAGGTTAGGTACAAGATACAAAAAATTAGCAGAAGCATTAGGTGCTTCTACAACAGATATACATGAAGTTGTACTGAATCTGATGAAGTTTGGTGAAGAACTGGATACATCGGATAATGATAACACATACGTTTATACTGCGGCAAATTTTGATGCTGTGTCTTTACCTAAAACAGCACAGTTGGTAGAAATGCTACCAGACGATCACAAAGTAAAACAATATGCTCAATCTAGAAATTTGTTAGGTTGTTTTCCTCTGTTGTATTTTGATGATAATTTATACAAGTCTAGATTGGTAGTACCTTTTATGTACAACGATCAATTGGTTGGATGGACAGGCAGACACATCAACCCACCCGATAAAGAAACACCTAAATACCTTTTGAATCTTCAACAAGGATATGTTTTTAATGTTGATAAATTTGTTGACAGTGATAGAGATTTTGTTGTAATAACAGAAGGTGTGTTTGATGCAATATTGATTGACGGAATCAGTGTGTTAGGTAACAATGTTACAGCAGAGCAAGCACATCTAATAGACAAATTGAACAAACGAGTAATATTATGTCCTGACAGAGATAGTGCAGGTAAACAATTAATTGATCAAGCAGTAGAACTGGGTTGGGAAGTCAGTTTTCCTACATGGAGTTCAGATTGCAAAGATGCCTCTGATGATGTAGCCAAATATGGTAGACTATTAACACTGAAGTCTATTATAGACAATGCCACAAATAACAAAGTAAAAATTCAAGTAAAGGCAAAAATGTTATGAGAAAATTAGCAGAATGGTTAGATATATGTAAAGAACACT